CGCTGCCAACTACAAGGCCGTCGAGATCACGCCCATTCGCCAGTCTGCGCCTATCGTGTCGCGGCCCATCGCGGAACCGGCCCCCGCATCAAAGAAGAACAACACAATCCCCCAAGAGCGTCGCAGCGAGATCCGCTTTAATGACGTATCTATGGGCGGCGCCTCGAAGTCTCTCGCAGATACCGAAGCCATCGGCGCTCGAAGGAAGGTCTTGGCTGCTAAGCGCGCAGAGATGGAAAAAGCGCGGGATGAAATTCAGCCGTACCGTCGCCAGCTGGTGCAAGAAAATAAGGACCGCAAAAATGCTAGGAAGTCTGTGTACGAAGTCAGCAGGGCTTTTGGCTCGGTCCCTGGATTTGTTGGCGGCATAAGCAAAGTAATCAGTACGCCTTTCAAGGACAAGGAGTAATCTCTCTCGTTCTGCAAAAAACTTACTGATGCTTACAAAACCACCAGCTAGAGTAATTGCAGCGTTGAATTCATTAGAAGGCAACGCTGACTTTGAGGAGATCTGTACGTGGCTCAACGTGTCGTTGAGTGACATTCGCAAGATCACCGATTCCACTCGGGATGAAGTTCAGACCAGGTGGAATCAGGGTGCAGCCCAGGCGTTGGAGGAGTTCTTAGTGAAGAAGGCCACAGCGCGGGAGACGCTCCAAAGGATGAGATAACGCCCACCAGGGCACACGCTTGCCAGTGGCGCTTCACTGGCGACCGAGAACACCGGAACTACCAACTTAGGGAAAACCCTCAGAGGCCCCTGAAAGGAAGTGAAGGCTCAAGGAGAAAAAATTGAACCTACCACGCGCCGTCATTGAGGCGGAAAGAAAGGCAGAAGAAGCTCTTCAACGACTTGCAGCGTCCAAGCAGCAGCCATCACAGGTCGAGGGTGCAACTCCCCCGACCGATGCACCGGCCCCCAGCACGGAGCCTGTGAGCGCTACCCCGGCACCTGCGGCGTCTGATCCAGCACCAGCTCCAGCCCCCACTGAGGGAGACGAGAAATGGGAAGCTCGATACAAGACCCTGCACGGCAAGTACAACGCCGAGGTCCCGCGATTGCATGCCGCGATCAAGGAACGCGATGCGAAGTTGAATAGCCTGACCGAAGAAGTGGAGGCGTTGAAGGCACTGATGGCGAAGCCCAAGGAATCGCTGATCAAGCCTGAGGAAGTGAGTGAGTACGGCGAGCCCCTTGTTGATTTGATCCGTCGCGCAGCGCGTGAAGAGGTATCGAACAAGGATGGTGAGATCGCTGAACTCCGGCGCGAGCTGGGTGAAGTTAAGGTCAAAACGACCGAGACCAAGGAAGTTGACTTTTATGAGAAGTTGGCCAACGCGGTTCCGGACTGGATGGCGGTTAACGACGACCCGAACTTCCATGAGTGGCTTGGCGAGCTCGATGAGCTCACAGGTGCCCAACGTCAAGTGCTTCTGTCGCAGGCTGAAGAGGGGCGCGATGCGGATCGCGTTGCCAGATTCTTTAAGGCGTACAGGCGGGTTCAGGAACAAACGTCGGCAGCAGCCGATAACTCATTGGCGTCCCAGGTCGCCCCGGTTGGCTCTCGTGTAGATGCCCCACCGGCTGGCAAGAAGATCTGGACCCGAGCCGAGATAGCGGATTTCTATTCGCGTGATCGCAAGGGCGAGTTCACTGAGGAAAAAGCTGCTGCCATTGATACTGAAATCCAGTTGGCGATCCGAGAACAACGAGTCCGGTGAGCCAGCTCTCGTAAGAGGAAATCAAAATGTCTATTGCAGCAACCAGTGGCTACTATGTAGCCGGTCAAACCACTGATACCTACGCCGGTGCAAACGGCTTCATCCCCGAGTTGTGGTCGGGCAAGCTCCAGGTCAAGTTCTACAAGAGCACCGTCCTGGGCGAGATCACCAACAACGACTGGGAAGGCGAGATCAAGTCGATGGGCGACAAGATCACCATCCGCACGATCCCCACGATCACCATCCGCGCCTACACCAAGGGTCAGAACTTGACCAACGAAGTGCCCCAAAGCACCCCGTTGGAACTGAACATCGACAAGGGCCGCTACTTCAGCGTGGTCCTGGACGATGTGGACGAAGTTCAGGCCGACATCAAGTTGATGGACATCTTCACCAATGACGCAAGTCAGCAAATGAAGATCGCCATCGACGGCGACGTGTTGGGCAACGTCTTCGCTGACGCCGCTGCCGCCAACAAAGGTGCCAACGCTGGTGCTTTGTCCGGTGGTTTGAACCTGGGCGCTACCGGTGCTCCACGCCAGATCACCAAGGACACCGTCCTGGATCTGTTGCTGGACATGGGTCAGGCCTTGGACGAGCAGAACGTGCCCGAAGACGGCCGTTGGGCTGTGTTGCCCGCCTGGATGGCTTCGCTGATCAAGCGCTCTGACTTGAAGCAAGCCTACTTGACCGGTGACAGCGTGACCCCGCTGCGCAACGGCAAGATCGGCATGATCGACCGCTTCACGGTCTACATCAGCAACAACCTGACCAGTGTCACCGACCTGGGTGCTGACGCTACCGCTGGTGGTTCTGGCGCTAACGCCGACACCACCGCCTGGAACGTCATGGCCGGTACCCGTGATGCCATCACCTTCGCTTCGCAAATCACGAACGTCGAAACTCTGCGTGCTCAGAGCACCTTCGGCAACATCGTGCGCGGCTTGAACGTGTACGGCTACAAGGTTGCCAAGCCTGAGGCTTTGGTCGCCGCCTACGTGAAGAAGTAATTCTTCTCAACCCGAGAGGGGGAGGGGGTAACTCCCCTCCCTTTTTTTATGCGCAAACTACTGAAACAAAAAACCACTGGCACGATTTACGTCTGGACTGAGAACCTCGCTCAGCGGCCCGACATGGAGCTCTACGTCCCCGAGCCAAATCCCCCTGCCGTGCCAGAGCCGCATCCGGAAAACACCAGTCAAAATTCACCCCAAGCCAGCGCGGACCAAGAGCCAGACAACGAGTTGTCAACGGCCATCACGGCGTTTCGCAGACAGGTGTCCAAAGCAGGGCGTAAGCCCTCAACCAAGTCTTCGGAACAGGCATGAACGTCTCTGACTTAATCAAACGCGCAAGGATTCTGCTCAGCGATGAGGATGTCAGCCAGTACCGCTGGCTGGACTCGGAGCTGATCGACTGGATCAACGATGCCCAGCGAGCAGTGGCCACCGTGCGTCCTGATGCCAGTCCCGACCCCAAGGTTGTAACTTTGGTCGCTGGCTCCAAGCAGTCGATCCCTGCTGACAACTTCCGCTTGCTCGATGTGGTCCGCAACATGGCCGCTGATGGCGTTTCGCCGGGTCGCTCCGTGCGCATCATCGAGCGCGAGACGCTCGACCAGTTCAACCCCTACTGGCATCAATCCACCAAGAAGGCCGAGGTCCGTCACTTCACCTATGACGAGCGCACCCCGACCTCCTACTTCGTGTACCCGCCTGTGACGGCTGGTACCAAGATCGAAGCGATCTTCTCCAAGTACCCAACCAAGGTCAGTGCCATCGGCGATGCACTGAGCCTGTCCGAGGCCTACTTCGAGGCAACTCTCAACTACCTGATGTTCCGCGCTTACAGCAAGGACACCGAGTTCACGGCCAGCCCTCAAGTCGCCGCCTCGTACCTGGCGGCGTTCAACGGCGCGATGGGCATCAAGACCAACAAAGACAACGCCTACTCGCCAAACCTCAATCGCAAGGGCGCTGAGCCCAATGTGCCTGCTGCACAGATGGGTGGTGTCGTATGACGAGCTACGAGAGCTTCTTCCCCTACGTCCTGCCCGAGGTTGCAGGCGCACCCGAGCCAGTTGTCTTGCTGGCCATTCGCAATTCGGCGATCGAGTTCTGCGAGCGCAGCCTGATCCTGACCCGCGACCACGACCCCGTGACCATCCGCGAAGGCTTGATCGACTACGACCTCGAGCCCCCGGTCAAGGAAACCCTGATCATCAAGATCCAGCGAGCCTGGGTCAACGGCAGCAAGATCGAACCGCTGGCACCCGACTTCATCGCTGCCGCATCGGTCTACAACCGCCTGTACGACGAGTACGAGTCCAAGCCCTCCACGCCTCAGTACTACCTCCAGAAGGAGGAGCGCTCTGTCACCGTCTGGCCTGTGCCTGACAAGAACTACCGCAACGGGCTGACGATGCGCGTGGCCCTCAAGCCGACCCGCAGCTCCGATTTTGTTGAGGATGTGATCTTCGAAGACTACGCCGAGGTGATCGCTGCTGGCGCATTGACACGGCTCATGTCGTCTGCGGGTAAACCCTATACCAACATTCAGATGGCTGCGGTCAACAAGGTGATCTTCGACCGCGGCGTCAATGTCGCAAAGCTCCGCGCCAACGCTGGGCATGTTCGCTCGAACCAGAGCGTGAAGATGCGGAGGATTTGAGATGAGCGAAAAGATCAAGCTGGTCCAGGGTGATACCCGCCCGGCTCTTGTGTGCAACATCGCCGATGATCAGACCGGGCTTCCGGTAAATGTCAGCAGCTCTACCCCTCGCCTTAAGTTCAAGGCGCTTGGCTCCGACGGTCTGCAAGCCACCGTAATCGGCGCAGTGGTAGACGGTCCTGCTGGCCAAATTGTGTTCTACCCCGCCTCAGCACCAGAGATGCTCCAGGGCCAGCCTGGTGACTACGTGGGAGAGATCGAGATCACCTTCCAGGATGGCCAGATTCAGACGGTCTACGACCTTTTGAAGTTCAAGGTGCGTGAGGACTTCTGATGACGCTACGGCTCTCGCTCATAACCCAATCCGGCCATGAGCTGCCTGGGGTTGAGGTCGCCTATATCGAGATGACGGTGACTGCCGCTCTTGATGCTTCCGGTCGTTACCGATATATCGGGGACTCCGTCGTAAGCACTGACGGCTCGAGCTTTGTGCTTTCAAAGCCGTTCGAGTCCGTTGTCGGAGTAGGCGGCGATGCAGTCTTTTTGGATGTAGACAAGAGCGCGGCCGACTCTATTGGTGTCACCGATGAAATTGAGCGTGTTCTTATTTTTATCCGAGACTTGGCAGACTCACAGAGCGTGACAGAGCATGCTGCGCTTAGTTTTTCAAAGTCTCAGCTTGAGACATTAGCCGTTGTTGATTCAAAGCTCATCGAGTTCTCAAAGAATCTCGCTGACGGCTTCGCTATGAACGATGGTGCCGAGGCTTTTGATGGCTCGGTCTACTCGTTATCAAAAGGAATTTCCAACGTTGCAGTCGTTGGAGATGCCGCCGCCATGATCAGCAGCAAGTTTGCGGCTGAATCGGTTGGCGTTGCGGACAGTGGGGTGCTGTCAATGCAGGACTACTGCGACATCACCTATTTTTTAGAGGGTTACGTGGGCATTTCCACGGTGTTTTAAGGAGTTTTCAAAATGATCCAAGACGGATTCAAAGTCACCGGCGATGTGCTCATCCAGATCCTTGATAAGGATGGCCAAGTCAAAGACCGGCGCGAGGTGAAGAACCTTGTTGTTGCTTCTGGCAAGACATTCATTGCCGCTCGAATGGTTGGCACTCCAGCCGTCATGAGCCACATGGCTATCGGCGCTGGCACTGTCGCCGCTGATGCCGCGAACACCGCTCTCGGCTCCGAACTTGGTCGCGTTGCTCTGGCAACTGCCACCTCTTCCGGCGCGGTGGTTACCTACACCTCCACATTCCCGCCTGGCACCGGCACTGGCGCAGTCACCGAAGCTGGCACGTTCAATGCCAACAGCGGCGGCACCATGCTTTGCCGCACCGTGTTTGCCGTAGTGAATAAAGGTGTTGACGACGCAATGGCGATCACCTGGACCATCACTGTTAGCTGATCGGGAGTACTGAATGGCAACCATCGTCACCCGCGCTGGCAAGGGATCTCCGCTGACCAACGCGGAGGTCGATGCCAACTTTACAAACCTCAACTCAGGCAAGGCCGAGAACGACGGAACCGGCGCGACCGGCACCTGGGGTATTTCCATCTCCGGGAACGCCGCTACCGTCACGGATGGCGTCTACACCACCGGCAGCTACGCCAATCCGTCATGGATTACGTCTCTTGCGGAGGACAAGGTGCTTCCGTCGCAGAGCGGTAACGTCGGCAGGTACTTGCAAACGAATGGCACGGCCACCTCCTGGGTGGTGCTAGACCTTTCCAGCAAGGCCGACACGGATGGCTCTAACGCCACCGGCACCTGGCCAATCTCGATCACGGGAAACGCTAACACCGTCACTAACGGCGTGTACACCACTGGTACACAAACTATTGGCGGGAACAAGACGTTCAGCGACACCACGCTTTTCCAGGACGCGAACCACTACCTCGCAATTACCAGCGGAAATGTGATCCATAACCTGGACTCGACCGACTACTGGAACTTCGCCCGAGCAACCAACATTCTGACCTGGGTCTCTGGCGGCACGACTCGAGCAACAATCAGTGCGGCCGGTGACCTAACGATGTCCGGCAACGTCACCGCGTACTCTGACGAGCGCCTCAAGAAGGATTGGGCCGCGCTGCCAAACGACTTTTTGGAGCGACTCTCCTTGGTCAAGAGCGGCACGTACACCCGCATCGACACAGAGGATCGTCAGGCCGGTGTCTCCGCGCAGGATATGCTCAACGTGCTACCTGAGACGGTTCTCGATGACATCTCGGGGATTCTCTCTGTCGCTTATGGCAACGCCGCTCTTGTCGCCTGTATTGAACTCTCAAAGAGGGTGATTGCGCTTGAGCATCAGCTCACCATCACCAATCAAAATATTGCGAACGCAGGGTCCAAGTAATGCCGCAAATTTTTTCAAACAACGCTCGCGCTCTGCTGACATCAGGGATTGACGCTTCGGCGACCAGTCTTACTGTTCAGTCGGCGAAGGCTGACTTGTTCCCCATCGCCGATGTCGGAGCCTCAAGCCTCCCGTCTGCGGACGACTGGTTCAAGGTCGTCCTGCAAGACTCTTCCGGCAACGTGGAGATTGTCTACGTCAGGACTCGGGCTTCTGGTTCGCCCATCTTCTCGAACGTTATTCGCGGCCAGGAAGGCACGACGGCCCGAGCTTTCGACGCTGGTTCTGTTGTCGGTCTGCGCGTCACGGCTCTCGACCTCCAGAACTCGATCAGCGCAGCCGAGGAGGTTTCTGCAAGTGCCGTGAAGCTGACCGGTGATCAGGTGATCTCCGGGGTAAAGCGCTTCTCGAGCGGCGTTCGAGTTGGACCGGACAACGATGTCTCCTTTTATTACGACACCGATCAATCCGCGGCCTACATCCAGACCGGAGAGCTTGGCTCATACCAGTTCTTCAGGTTCTCAGAATCCGGCGACTTCACAGCCCCCGGAAACGTGACGGCTTATTCAGACATTCGCCTCAAGCGAGACCTGCATGTCATCCCTCACGCTCTGGATAAGGTCAGTCGCCTGACTGGCTACACCTACACGCGGGTCGATACTGGCGAGCGCCAAACCGGCCTCGTTGCGCAGGACGTTCAGCGAGTACTGCCTGAGGCTGTTGTCGGCGGCGAGCATCTTTCTGTGGCTTACGGCAACCTGATGGGGCTGCTGGTGGAGGCCGTCAAAGAGCTCAAAGCCGAAGTAGAAAAACTGAAAGGCGCTTGAGATGCCATTACCTTCATCCGGCACAATTTCTCTGTCTCAGGTCAACACTGAGCTTGGTCGCTCTGCTACGGCCGCCATTAACCTGAACGACGGCCAGGTTCGCTCTCTTGCTGGCCAAGCGTCTGGTGCTGTGAGTATGGCCAACTTGCGCGGCAAGTCTGGCATTTACGTGGCATCGGGTGGATCAGAAAACACGTACGCATCTGGCGGCGCAACCTACAAATCTCACACGTTTACTGGGTCTGGGACATTCACGATCTCGGCAACTGGCGTTCTGTACCCAACGCTTGAATTTCTTGTCGTTGCTGGTGGAGCCTCTGGTGGTACGTGGCACGGCGGCGGTGGCGGCGCAGGTGGCGTGATTGTAAGCAGTGCAAACAGTGTGTCCACTGGGGGCAAAGCTGTCACTGTCGGTGGAGGCGGTGGCGGTGTCTCTAATAGCTACGGCAACTTTGGTGGCAACTCCGTCATCAGCGGAGTCAGCGGCACCGCTATCGGCGGCGGCCGAGGTGCTTGGTGGGGTAACGTCCCCGGTGGTGAGGGTGCTGGCAGCGGTGGTTCTGGTGGCGGCGGCGCGGGTAGTGAATATCCCGGTAGCTATGTTACGGGTGCTGGCGGCGGCACTTCTGGTCAGGGTAATAGCGGCGGTGGCGGTCGTAACTCTGAAGGCGGCGCTTACCGTAACGGTGGCGGCGGTGGTGGCTGGGGCGGTGGTGGTGGCACTGCTGTTGCCGACTTCGGTGGCGGCGGTGGCGGCGGTAGCGGCTCCAATAACACATATCGCTATGGCTCTAACCAAGGCTACGGCGGTGGTGGCGGTGGTGCCTCAGTCACATCTGGCGGCGGTGGCGGTGGCTACGGTGGTGGTGGTAACGGTGGTCAGGCAACTTCGTCCGGCGCTGGAAACACTGGCGGCGGTGGTGGCGGTAGGGAAGACAGGTATGGCACCTCTGGTTCTGGCGGTTCCGGCATTGTCGTCATTCGATACAGGATCGCGTAATGGCTCACTTTGCACAAATTGACGAACACGGCACGGTACTCACAGTCATCGTGGTGAACAACGAAGACATCTTGGACGAGAACGGCCAAGAGTCCGAGGCTATTGGCAAGCAGTTCTGCACGAATTTGCTCGGTGGAGAGTGGGTGCAGACCAGCTACAACAACAATTTCCGAAAGCAGTACGCCAGCATTGGCTATTCATACAACGCCGCTGGCGATGTGTTTGTTACGCCAAAGCCATACCCAAGCTGGACGCTGGACGGCAATTTTGATTGGCAGGCACCAGTGCCAATGCCTGGGGATCACGACAACTATGTCTGGGACGAAGACGCCCAGCAGTGGGTTGAAATTTCTGTAACCGTAGGAGAGTAACCATGAAGAGACTTTTGTTAATTGCCGCAGCAGCCTTGACGCTGACTGCCTGTGCCACCAACCAAGACGCCTACTACAAGGCCATTTCCGAGCGCGAGAAGCGCCTCGCCGAGCAAGAACTTCGTGCTGACATGGCTGTGGTCGAGATGGCCGCCAAGGGTGACGCCCAAGCCAAGGGCGCTGCCCAGATGTACTTTGCACTGAAGAACGCTGGGTCCAAGGCTAGCCAACAAATGATCGCCGCGCCCAAGTCCACCGCAGAGGCGTTGCTGCCCTGGGCCGCTTTGATCGTGCCCAGCATCACCCAGTTCTACTCGATCACCAAGAACGCCGAGATCGCCATCAACTCCAGCAACAACGCTCTGGAGGGCAAGCTCGCCGACAACGACATGATCGTTGACTTGGTGAAGGGCCGCATCGACCCAATCGTCGGTGACGCTGATGACGTTCTTCTGTACCCCAACTAAGGCAATGCCAGAAAGAGCCGTGATGTGGAACCCGGTGAAATCGACCCAGTGAAGTACGGCGTTCTGTGGGAGCGCGTCACGCAGATGGACAAGAAGATCGACAAGATGGAAGGTCAGATCGCAGAACTGCTTGAGCTTGCCAACAAGGGCAAGGGCGGCTTCTGGATGGGCATGACCATCGCGTCCAGCGTAGGCGCGGCTGTCGCTTGGGTCGCTGGGCATATGAAGGGCAGCTGACCATGCTCGCCGAACTCGCCATTGCCAACGCCGCCTTCTCCGTCATCAAGGAGGCGGTGCAGAACAGTG